CTTTGCGATATAGACACTTGCTTGCAAGCCGTCAATCTTGACTTCGCCATCTTCATAAACAGCATCGCCTTCAAAAACTTTAACTAATAAACTTTTATGCTGTTCGGCAATATCACCGCTGTTACGCATGATTTCGTTTTTAATGATTGCCTTAGCCTTTTCAGCTTTAAGCAATGCGATTTCAGTTTGCGATTGTTCTAAAAGCGTTTTAAATTCACCTTGTTCATGCAAACGCTGCCTTTCAGAGTCTTTTTTCGCCTTTTCCTGTTTCGCTTCAAAATCCTTTTTAAACTTTTCCTCTGCTTTTTTATAAGCAGAGTCTTCAATTGCTTTTATTGCTGCCGCCGAAATTTCAGGGAGTTCGGGCGCGGGTTTCCCGCCGTCATCTAAATTTGCAGACGGGGCGGCATCACCACCCCCACCACCCGCACTATCAGGGTTATCATCACAAAGCAAGTGCTTTTCTCTAAACATTTATAAGCTCCGAATAAAAATTACATTTTACGCTTATTGAGCAAAGCTTAAGCATTGTGCTATCATAACGTTTGATTTTTACTACACTTAAGAGAAAGATAATGGCAAAAAAACAAACACAGTTGCGAGTTACAAAAACAGCCGGGGCAAAATTAACTAAAAAAGCAATGCACCCGCATACAGGCAACACACAACCGCCCGAAACAGTGGGGAAACTTGTTAGATATGCTTGTGGTGGAAGGGTGCATTATCCGCATTTTGCCGACTGGCTCGTGTGGTCTACAGATACACGGGTAATAACACCCGCTGGCATTATTACTCACTATCAAGTTATATGACTTCTGCTGAATTTTCGACTATGTGCCGTGATATTTTTGGCAGCTATGGATGGAAAGCAAAGGCGGCTAGAAAGTTAGGGATTTCACGGTCAACAGTTCATTTTTATGCGAAAGGGGTTTGCTATAACGGCAATCTTGCAACGATTAAGCAGGAAACTGTTATTAAGCTAAGTCAATTACACAAAGAATTTTTAGAGGAGTTGTTGGTCAAAGAATGAAAAACAGAGACAAAAAAGGCAATCTTTTGTTTGCGTTAAGGACGCAAAGACAGGGGTTGCACTTGAAAATATGGTGACTGTTGATTATAGGAGAAGCCCGATTAATGTTAATGAGTTAAAAGAAAAGTACGGAAAAGATATTTTAATTACCTCCCTACCTCATTAATCACCGCCTCTTAGTCAGTGGAATCAAAAGACAAGTACAATGCGGGTGTGGTTTCTTGCGCGGCACAAGCTCTTTAGACCACACTCCAATACCTAGCCCCATGTCAACATTAGCATACTGATTGCACAAGCATTTTTTATCGACATGACCCGGCGATAAACGCCACCAATAGCCAATAATTAACCCATCATCAAGGGTCGTATTGATAACGGCATTATGCCCCGCATTAGCCATTTCAGTTCGGGCAATGCGTTTAGTGTTATACAATTGCTTATCATAAACCCACCATTTCAGCGCATTATCAACAGCCGCTTGGTTGCCATTTTTTACCGATTCTTTGATTTTATTTAAGTATTGCTGGCTGTAATTTTTAGTGCCAGTAACCGCTAATTTATCAATATATTTCTGTGTTTGTTTTACGATTAAATCAAAATCTGCTTTGGATTTAGGGTTAGTAATTAAAAACTTTGCCGAATCTTTTAATTCCCTTGTCCATTTATTGCTATTATTTGATATTACTTCAAACTGATTACCCGCGTTACTTTCAATTGCAAATTGAATATCATAGAGTAACTTTGAGTTAGACTTCCCCATTGCAATTGAATTGCGAATAGTTGTTTCTATTTCTTTTGCCGTTATTTTTTCGTATTGCCATAGCCTGTCCGAAAGAATCGAGCCGTCATCCCAACGCTCTGCAAACGCTTCTTTCATTGCGTTAAGAACAAAAGTAGATTGCATCGGCTCATTAACCGATACCGACACCGCAGTTGATATGCCTACCTCTAAAAACTGTGTGATACCAGCATAAAAAGAAGATAATGCAGTCTTAGCGGCACTATCAAAAGTGTAGCCATTACCCTGCATTCTAGCCATAAAATCATCAAAAAAAGCAGCGGTGCGTTTTTCAAGCCGCTTGTCCGACAGCTTTATCTCTTCCCACAACCGCCTTTGCATTTCTTGATAATCAGCCATTATTCACATCTTCAATTACAGCGGTGGCTTTATTGTCACTGGCATTTAGGTCTACCGATTCATCGTAAGAAGCAGCTTTATCAATTTCATTCTCAATGTCGCTAAATTCTTCAGCGGTAATATCGTCAAGAACGATTTGGGCAACTCGTTTTTTTAACTTTTTTTCAAATGTTTCAGAGCCAATATTAAGAGCCAAAGCATCCGCCGCTGTTTGAATTTCTGTAGGAATTGAGCGAATATTAAAATCACTAGGATATGAAACCACAATTGCAGATTTTTCCCCCATCCATAAATTAACCAGTTCAAATATCTGCTTTTCAACCACTTCGGTTGTTTTTGCAATTGAAGATAGCCGTGCGTTTAGTTGATTAAAAAGCAGTTGCAAAGCCTCACCGCTTAACTGTGTAGAACCTAAAAACTCAAGGCAAGCCGCCCTAAAAATAGCTTCTTTGACTGTGTTAATGCGGCTCAGGTATAAATTGACGTTAATGCCATCAGGTGAGATAAAGCCCGGCGGTTGATTATTCCCGATAACCGCAATACCATTTTCAGTACCAAGCGTTAATGCACCCGCCGCTTTTGCTTCGTTGTAAGCGTGAATGTCTGTAAAAAACATATACAAAATAGAGAACGCTTGTGATGTTAGTAGCTCGTCCATTTCTGACTCAAGGTTAAACATTTTAAGCGATTGTGCCGCAACATTTATTAAGAAGCGGTGAGAAGTAAGCTTTACAACCGGAACACGACCAAAATTATACTCACCACTAACAACGCCATTTTCGTAAATGTCGCGGTCAATACTCCATCCTGTTGTTGTGTACGTTCTTTTTAACGGCTTCTCATCGGGCGCAACCTCTGCAAACGTGATTGAGGTAAGGTTGCCCATAGCATCAAGTTTTTCCTCTGCGACCTGAGATTTTTTTCTAAATGCAATGTAAGGGGGCTTTTCGGACGCGGCGTTATCCACTTGCTCAGTCGGTCTATCTACAAGAATATAGACTTCTCCTAAGATAAAGCTCATTAACTGTATGTTTTTTATAACGCTATTTAAATCAGTGCCAGCCCCGTCCGCATTTTCAATAAAAATCTGTTCAATATCATTTGCTGCGGCACGGCGAGGTGGTGATTTAAACAAATAACCCTGATAAATACCCGCGATTGTTTCTACAAAATTTGTATATGTACAGGTTTCTTTGCGGCGCGTGTATTTTTCTTCTGATTCATTGACGTGTTTTTTTAAATAACTCGCATCGCCACCCATTGTTTTGTTTGCAAAGCCGCCCGTGCCGTAATAGGCATCAAGCAAAAACTGTTCGTTGTCTATTGTCATAAACCTTTAATCCTCATAGGGGTGTAAGCCGACTGGCTCTGTTTGATTTCATCGTTTAATGCGTACCTGAGCGCATCAATGCAATGATTGTGCTTATCAATAATAACAGACATTATTTTGCCAGTGCGTTCATTGATTTTATAGCTGTAATAACGGCATTCCTTTATCGTTTCTTTGCAGCGTGGGTGAATAATTATTTGTTTGTAGCCGCGTAAATGCGCTATTCCATCTTGGACGCTACCCGCCCATTTATCGCACGACTTGATACTGTAACCCATTCGCCTAATGTGGCTTATTGTTTCGGGGCGTGAATTATCAGCATAAATAACGCCCTTTTTACTGTCGGTTATGCGGTTATAAAACGAATCATAATCATTTAATTCAACACCTACACCGTAAGCCTCGTCACTGATATACAGCACGTTATCCTTAACCCAACATTTTATCAGTGTTGATGGGTCTTGGCTAAACCCAAAATCCGCGCCGAATTTAGGATTGCCAAAAGTAAAATCAGGTTCAAATTCTTTAACGTCCCATTTGCCGCTAAGGATTTGCGAGTCTGAAAGAATTAAATATTCGCCTTCCCACACATGGGCATAGGTTGCAGGGTCGTTTTCCTTGTGCCTTAGCCGCTCTCTTTCTAGCACCGCAGGAAACCAAGGGTTATCGCGCCAATTTATTTCAACTGTTTTTATTCGGCTGTCTTTAATATGCCTGAACCGCATTTCGGTGGCAGAATCCTCATTTTCAGGATTCCAGATAACCCACAGTTGCGAGCTGTAATCATCACCTTCGGCGCGTAAAGTTGGGATTAACTTTAGCCAAGCATTTTCACCTACTGCCTCCGCCTCGTCTACCCAACAGATTAAAATTCTGCTGGTGGATTTTAAGCTGTTTAGGTTTCGGTTCATACCCCTGAAAATAAACCGAACCTTGCGGCATTTTGTTCTAACGTACTTTTCCCCCACATCAAAACCAAGTGTTAAAACAGGGTCGTTAGCAATCGCGTCTTTAATCTCTTGCATTGAGCTATCATCTAACGACACCATGAACTCGCGGCAACAAAGAATAACGCCTGTAATGTTTCGACTTGCAAATTCTAAAGCTTTAAAACAAAGCACTGTTGCAAAATTTCTTGTTTTACCACTGCCGCGCCCACCATACGCGCCAATAACGTCATATAGGTGTGGCTCTGAAAATAAAGGAGCGAGTTTATCAGGTATCTGTATTGGGTGATTTGACACCGACAATCTCCACTTTTACAGTCTGTGTAGCCTCGGCTAATAATCCCTCTCCATTTTCAACCCCAGCCCCCTTAGCAGCCGCATTAATCGCTTCCTGTATTAGCTTATGCTCCATAATGCTCGCTGTTGGTATTTTACTTTCTAGCGCCTTCATATTCCGCAATGTCAGGCTTTTTAAAATCAAACGCACATCGTCCGCAGAATAATCAACGGCTGTTTTTTTGACCGGCATCAAGTCCGTCTGTGCTTCGTGAATCTGCTTTTTTCTAGGCATTGTATCTGCATTATAAACTACTTGTTTATAAAAAGCATAAAAAAACCGCCTGTTGGGCGGTTTTGTGTGACTGAATGGTAATTAATCCTTTAATGATTTGTCAATCTCTTTGTCAGACAGATAATACCTAAGCACCTCTTTAAAATGAGTCATGTCTTTTAAGCATTGTTCTTTACGTCCGCCGTTCATAGCTACAGTTTTCTCCAAACCTTTATATTTTTTTATCAGCCCGTAAACTACAATCCTGTCAACTTGGTCAGAGGTTATTCTTAATGACGCTGACAAACAATCTTCTAGCTCTCTGCTATAATCTTCAACTGTTTTTTGCATTTTCAATCTCCATAGCCATATCAAAAGCCTTTCTTACCCTTTCTGATTTTGGGTGTTTTTGTGTGGGTTAATAGTAATTAATTCTTAAGCTCTATCGTTCCATTGTGCTATAGATTCTTTTTTGGCTCGTTCAACAAATTCAGTTTTGTAATGTCTGCCGTCCCAGTTATTGTTATTACACCGCTCATC